CCCGACAGTGATCGTCTCAGTCGCGCTGAGGTCGGCCTCCAGCACTAACTTCTCAGCGTATCCCCCTGCGCCACCACCACCGCGACCGCGCGAGGTCGTAGTGGTCGTGCTGCCGCCGCCGCCGCCGCCGACCATCCTGAACCGCGCCGCCACCATGCCGGGGTAGTCTGCCTTCTCAAAGACACCCGAGGACGTATAGGCGACGACCGCTAGCAGCCGGTAGCCCTGCTGCAACTCCTCTACGTCCTCCCGGAGCTGCTGCAGTTCCGGGTTTGCATCCGCCGTCTCCAGCGCGCTCAGCCGCTCCTGCACCCGCTGGAGGCCACGAATCGCCGCCGCCTGCACATCATCATCCTGCGGGTTCCCCACCGTCGCAGACAGGCGCACACCGTCCGTCGTGACCGTCACCGTCTTCGTCGCGATGTAGGTGTCCACCGGCTCCGCACCGAGCACCACCCGCACCTGATCCATGACGTCGAACTCCGAGTACTCCAGCGCCGCCGGCAGCACCAGCTTGATCCCGTACCGCAGCTGCAGCGCCTCCACCAGCTCAGCCTTGGCCGCGCCGATCAGTTCGTCCTCCGAGTCCGTCTGCCGCTGATCGAGGAACAGCTCACGCCGCCGCATCCACAGCTCCTCCTCGGACTCGCTCTCCAGCGTCGTCACCTGGAGCAGCTGCCGCTCAGTGCCCTCACCCTGCCCACCGACGATCACCCGCGTCACCATCGGCGGCGACACCAGCGTCGACCCCTCGTCCAGGTTCCCTGCCTCAGTGTCGAACTCCAGCTCGAGGCGCAGATCGCGCGGCTGCCGCGTGCGGAACACCAGCCGCTCCCCGTCCACCGGGTCACGCTGCTGCACCACGTCGAACGCCCAGCCCGACTCGGCCGCGATCGACTGGAGCACCGCCAGCAGGTTCGTGAACCGCGGCGACCGCTCCACCGTCGGCCCCAGCGCCGTGTCCGCCTCACACACCAGCGGGAACGGGCACGCCCGCTCCGGCACCGCATCCTCGCCAACGTTCGCCCGGACGTAGTACTTCAGCAACGACTCGGCCGGCCCGGCCTGCACGTCATTCGACCGCGACTGCGCGCCCGGGTCAGCCTCCGACGGGTCGGGGAACGCCACCGGGTCCTCAACGAACGCCTCGTCCGTGGGCCCCTCGAACGTCCACTGCCCGCGCGGATGCTCATCCGTGTACTCCAGCAGCGGAGCCTCCAGCGGCCCCGACACGAACACAGCATCACCGATCGTCACGATGATGCCCGCGCCAGGCTGCCGCAGCGCCTCCGCCGGCGGATACGGCACCACCCGCCCCGGCGCCTCCTCGATCGTCGCGGGCAGCACCAGCCGCCACGCCCCGACCCCGTTGCCGACGCGCGTGAACACCGCGCCCACCAAGTCCTGCTCCGGCAGCGTGTGCTGCCGCAGCATGTCGCGATCGCGGATCTCGACCGAAATGTCCTCTATCTGCATCAGAACACCACCCGCCTGCGCGGGTTGAACGCGCCCGCCACCGACGACTGCCCAGCCACACCGTCCGCCATCTCGATCAGCACCGTCGATGTGCCCGGCGGCAGCTGCGGGAACTTCGGGGCCGGGTCCATATCCGCCCGCAGACTCTCACCATCCTGATCGAGCACGACCCAGCGGCCGAGCTGCCGCTCGACGCGCACCACGTCACCGACACCCAGCACCGTGTTCAGCCGCCACCCGCGGCCGCCGATCATGATCTGCGTCGGGCCACCCGGCCCCGTGATCGTCCACGCGACATCCACCGGGACGTCCCCGGGGTTCGTGACCTGCACCGACCCCAGCACGGTCGAGCTCGACACGTTCAGCTCGATCAGCGGCGGCAGCAGCGGGTCCGACTCCTCCGGCGGCGCAACCGGCCCGATCGGCACCGAAGAGCGCGACACCCAGAACGGCTGCGGACACAGCAGCGCCACCGTGAACTCCGCCGTCCGATCACCCCACGCCTGGTACGCCTCCTCCAGCCCCGACTCGTAGGTGAACGGCAGCTCCCACTCAGCCCCTGACGTGTACCGCGCCACCAGGCGAGGCATCGACTGCCCCACCGGATGCAGCGCACGATCCAGCGACCGGATCGCCGCCTCCGTGTCCGACCTCGAGGAGCCATTGCACTCCAGCCGCAGGATCAGCGCGCGCTCGACCGTGCGCGAGCCGAGGAACCGCGACCCCGCGATCGGCGAGCGCGCCGTCTGCGGGTCCTCCGCAGGCGACCCCAGCCCGATGCTCGGCGAGAGCATCCGCCACCGCCCCGGCACCCCGAGATCGGTGCCCAGCGGCAGAGCGTTGCCCTGCACCGGCTCGATCCTGAACTCCACCTCAGCCACGTCGCCTCCTCGCTGCCGTCTTGACCATAAGCGCGTCCGCCGCGCGGAGCGCCTGAGCTTCCGGCGATAGCCCCGGCACCGGGGCCAGCTGGAACGTCGCCTGGAACGTGTCGCCACCGCGGAACATCGACGCCCGCCCCGCCTCACCCTCGGGCAGGTACTCGCCACCGAACCAGCCCGCCACCCGATCGAGGATCGCCTCGTTCCTGGCGCGCGCCGCCGGCTTCCGCGAGATGTACGCCTCCTCGAACGTCTCCGGCTCACCCCAGAGGATGTTCGACCCGCCAGGCACGATCTGCGGCTCCCGCAGGCGCCCGCTCGCCGCCGGCACCACCCGCCCGACCGAGTGAATGCCACCATCCGCGCGCGGCACCACGACTCCGCCGTTCGCCTGCTCCACCCGTGTGCGGATCACCGCCACCCGATCCCGAGCCAGATGGTTCAGCTCCCGCTCAGCCTCCGGCACCCCGTCAGTCTCGACCTCGACCACCCCGGGCGGCAGCTCCTCGATCTTCTTCGAGAGGATGTCGAGCGCCGCGCCGATCGCCTCGTCGTTCGACGTGATCTCGACCTCACCCTCAGGCAGCTCCTCGACAGTGAACCCCAGCTCCCGCAGCGCCTCCAGGACCTCCGGCGACTGGTTCTGCAGCCGGATCGTGCCCGTCGGGATCGTCTGCAGCTGGTTCACGATCGACAGCAGCGCCTGGTCGTTCTCCGAGATCGACCCGTTGTCCGTAAGCAGGAACGACACCGTGGTCGGCACCGCCAGCATCTTCCCGATCATGCCCTCAATCTGCTCGTCGGACAGGCCCGCCTCCCGGCCAACCTCACGCAGCGAGTCGATGTACGGGGCCGCCACCGCGTTCGCCTCCTCGAAGCTCAGCCCGACCTCACCGTTCGCCTTCGCGAGCCGGTCAGCCTCGATCAGCGCCTGCTGCATCTGAGTGTTCAGACCATCCACCGTGTCGAACATGCGCCGGCCCGCGACCGACGTGGTATCGATCGCGCCCGACGCATCGACCAGCCTGCGCGCGAGGTTCCGCCCCTTGCTGTCGGTCTCCGAGAACGCCGCCGCGAGCCGATCCGTCTGCTCATTCAGGTCGCGCTCGGCCTGCGCCGCCGACCTCGACCCGCCCGAGAGCTCGTCCAGCGCCTGGTTCAGCGCCCGGAGCCGCGACCCCGCATCCTCGTAGGCATCGCGCGCGATCTCCACCGACTCGTTCAGCCGAGCATTCGACCGCGCAGCATCGTCCAAGCTCCTCTGGTACTCGCGCACCATCTCGATCTCCGCGCGCCGCTGCTCCCGCGCCGCATTGATCGCCTCCGCCTGCTCGATCACCGCATCCCGCGCCTGCCGCAGCGCCTCGGACTCCGCGTAGTACGCCCGCGTAACGTCGCCGCTCAGCTTCGTCGCTCCGCCCGCCGCCTCGGCCTGCGCCCGGTATGCGTCGCCCAGGTCCTGCGCCCGGAGCCGAATCGCCTCGAGGAGCGCCGCCTGCTGCCGCGCCGAACCCGTGACAGCCTGCCCGGCCGCCTCCGCCGAGGAACCGATCAGCGCGAACCCCTCCGCCGCGGGCCGCAGCGCATCGGTGACCATCTTCTGCGTCGCCCGGGTGACCTCGCCCGACGTCTCGGTCAGAGTCCCCTTGAGCGCATCCACCCGCTCCTGCTGCTCCCGCGCGGCCTCCGCGTTCGCCGTGAACGCCCAGGTGAGCAGCCCCACCGCCGTCGCCAGCGCCGTCACGATCAGCCCCACCGGGTTCGACACGAACGCGGCCTTCAGCGCGTTGCCAGCCGCCGACACCGCACGCGAGAACAGACCGGCCTGGGTCGCCCCCGTCGCGAGCGAGGCACCGACCATCGCCGTCTGCCCCTGGAGCAGCCCCATCTGGCCGAGGAAGTGCGTGACCGCGAACCGCGCATCGCGGAAGAAACCCAGGACCTGCGGCGCGACACGGTTCATCCCGACGAACGCCGCGACGGCAGCGAGCACCGGGGCAGGGATCGCCGTCAGCAAGTCCACAATCGGCCCCACCACGACCGCGAGCGCGCGCACCACCCCAGTCGCGATCGGGATCGCCACGTTCAGCCCGTCCGAGAACAGGGCCGCCACACGCCCCACGATCGTCAGCAGCGGCCGCAACTCCTCCAGGAGTCCCCCGAGTGCGTCCCGCAGCTCCGGAGACGCGAGCGCCGCCGCCGCGAGCGCCGTCGGGATCGGCGCGAACACTCGAGCGAAGGTCCCGATCACCGGGATGCTGTTCAGCATGTTCGTGGACAGCCCGAACACCGCACCCGCGAGCGCACCGACCGCTGGCGCATGCTCGGCGAGGCGAGAGAAACCCCGCTCGAGGTCGTCCACCGACACCGCGTTCAGCTGCACCCGCATCGAGTCCAGACCCCGCGTAATGCCGACGATCGCCGGAAGCGCCCGACGCTCCAGCGCCTCCACGATCGGCCCCGTGAGCCGCTGGAGCTGCCGCAGGTTGTCCGCGACCTGGTTGCCCCAGGTCACGAAGTAGCCGCCGCCCTGCGGGTCCACGAACGGTGCCGCGAGCAGCGCGCCGATGTCGCGCGACGCGGCCTTGATCCGGTCCGTCGCGCCCACGATCGTGTTCTTCACGTTCTCGGCTGCCGCGCCGTACCGCTCCTGCATCGCGGCCGCGAGCGCGTCGAGCGCATCGTTCGCATCGAGTGCGCCAGCGGTGATGTCCGCACGAATCTGGGCGCCGGTCTTTCCCATCTGAGAGCCGATCAGCTCGGCCGCGTTGACACCGCGCTGCCCGAACTGGATCAGGTCCTGCCCGGTGATCTTCCCCGCCGCCGAGATCTGGGCCATGATGAACGTCAGCTCGGCGACCGTCTGGTTGTTGCCGCCGATCGCCGCCGTCGTGTTCTGGATCGCGTCGAGGTACGGGATCACCTTCCGCGCCTCGATGCCGAAGCCCAGCATCTGCTGCTGCGCGGTGATGAACACCGACTTCGCAAACGGCGAGGTCGCCGCGAACGCATCGAGCTGCGCCATCTGCTCGTTCACGGCCTCGGTTGACCCGAGAATCGCGTTCAGTGCCGCCCTCGACGTCTGCTGCAGCTGGTTGTACTCCAGGCCCACCCGGGCCAGGCCGGCGATGTAGGCGCCGAGGGCGACCGTCGCGGCCGTGGTGAGCGCAGCCGCGCCCGTCATCATCGAGTTCAGGCGCGAACTCGTCCGCTCCGACTGCACGTCGGTCGAGCGCAGCCGCTGCTCCGCCTGATCGAGGCCACGGTTGTAGGCGTCGATGCCGTCAAGCCGAATGCTGGCGACAAGCTCGCCAACGTCGAAACCGCCCACCGGCCGCTCCCTTCCCTGTCGTCTAACCGAGCGCCCGTGCGCCCGGCTCGGCCTCGCTCGCCCGTGCCTCCTCTGCCTTCTTCTTCGCCTCCTGCCGTCGGGTCATCTCCGCAGAGAGTCGGGACCCCTCGACATCCAGCAGCGCCACCATCCGGCCCACCAGCGACCGCCAAGGCCGCCGCCAGAAACTCGGGCGCTCGTCGTCCAGGCCGAAGAACTGGTGGAGGTCCGGGGCCGTGGAACGGTCCCAGGTCTCCAGTCCTGCCCGGATCAGCTCGCTCATCGTGAAGCGCTCGACCTCCCGACGTTCTGCCGGATGCTCCGCTTCGCGGCGGGCAGCTTTGCCACCGTGGGCGCGCTGTCCGAACTCTCGGAGCTGCCGGCGCTGCTCGGCTCGATACCAGTCGGGGAGGTCGTATCGGGGGTAGCGGCCGGTGACGGGATCGGGCTCTCCGACTCCCCACTGGGCAAGTTCCGCAGTTGTCCGCGCAAGGCGGATCGCACCGCCTCCTGCGCCGCCTCGAAGTTCTCCCAGAGTCCCATGCTCTCCAGCAGCTCCCGCTGCGCGCCTTTTGGGTGGCCGTCCTGGAGCATGCGCTGCACCAGGTTCAGGCCGCCGCCCTGCACGTTCCAGTAGAACGCCGCGTTCACGACCTCCGCGAGCTCCGCCGCCCGCAGCTCAGCCAGGATCTCCTCGTGCTCGCCGGAGAGCGCACCGCGCGAGAACTCGCGCCCCGCCTCGCCCAGCTCCTCGATCGTCGGGAACCGGCCGAAGGTGATGTTCAGCCACTGCGCCGCCAGCTCCGCACCCTTCGCCGCCGGCACCGGCTTGATCCTGATCTTCTGGCCGTCGCCCAGGGTCAGCACCAGGTGCCGACCCTCCTCGGTCGCCGTGATTGCCATGTCGTCTGTCCTCTCGCTCTCGGGTCTTGCTCTCGGGTCTTGTCATTCGGGGGAGGGCTGGCCCCGCGCCACCATATGTGCGGAGCCAGCCCCGGGGGGAGCCTCTAGGACTCCGGGATCGCCGGGTTCGTGATCCGGGCACGGTCACCCTGCCCGGTCAGCGTGAAGGCGAAGAACTCCGGGTCGTCGTTCCCGGTGTTCTGGCGGTTCCACTGCACCGCAGCGGTGCCCTCGTAGGCCAGCGACGGCGAGGTCGCGTGGTAGTAGCGGTAGCCCACCACGTTGTCCTCGCCGATCGCGTCCGCGGCCTCGATCAGCGCAATGACCGCCGCCTGGAACTCCCCGGTGTCGTCCCGGATGCCCAGCACGGCGAACGCGAAGGTGAAGTCCTCGCCGACCTTACGCTGGGCAGTGTTGCCCTTGTTCGCGTAGGTCGTGACGTCCTTCAGCTTCGGCGCACCCGTCGGATTCACCCCGGTGATGTCCGGGAGGTTCGTCCACACCGGCGTCTCGCGGGTGCCGGTGTTGATGTCCAGCAGCCACTCGAAGGTGTTCCCGTTGTCGCCCGGCGTGGGCTCGATGTCCTCGAACTCTGCCATGTCGATCTTCCTTTCTACTCGATGCCCAGCCTCCCCAGGGTCTACCCGCCGCGTCCTGCGAGCTCGCCCCGGCTCCTCCGGGCGGGATCACCGCCTGCTCAAGTTCGCTCCCGGCGAGCCCTGAACTGGAGGTTCAGCGAGAACATCCAGCGGTTGTTGTCGTCGCGGCCAAGCGGCCCCATCGACACTGCGTACCCGATCACTCGTCCGAGTGCCGGGATCGTGTAGGGCTTCTTGTGCAGAGCACTCCGCACCGCCCACCCGAAATCCATCGCGTCCCCATAGTCAGCGAAACGCCACCGCACCTGCAGGTACGTCAGCGCCACCTCCACCGCGGGGTTGTACGTCGAGCCGGCCCCCCCGCTCGGAGCCTCAGCGTCATCGTAGACCGCCAGCGCCACAGCAGCCGCTGGCCCCGTCGGCAGTTCGCCCAGGACGATGCCTATCTCGCCCGCACCGTACACCGGCCCATCCGGCCGCCATACCGCCGGTGTGCGCTCAGCGATCCGCACCGCCACGCCCGCCAGCAGCTCCGAGAAGTACCCGCTCATGCCGCACCGCCTCCCACCGGGGCGCCGAACTCGCGCCTGATCTCCCGCGCCACCAGCGCCGCGAGCTTGGCCGCGTTCTGCCGGAGCGGCTGCTCGAGGAACTTCGCCTGCGCCCGCGGGTTCTTCACCGTGCGGAACCGCAGGTCGACCCCCTCGTGGACGAATGCCGCGTAGGGCACCCGGAACGCGACCACAGCCGTCGGGTCCTGCACCGAGGCGGGGAACACCGTCCCCGAACGTCGCAGGTCGCCCGTATCCACCGGAGTCAGCGCCTGCGACTGCCCCAGCAGCGCCTCGGCCGCCACGTTCAGCCCCCGCACCCCGCCGCGCCGTGTCAGCCGCTTCGCGTCGTCACCATGCCACCGCACCGACATCGCCGATCACCCGACCCAGACCTGGACATGCGCAGGCAACGCCCCGCCGTGCTCGTGATACTCCACCGCGACCACCCGCGTCTCGCGCTCCGCTGGGCCACCCAGCCAGACCGTGATCCGCGACCCCTCCGGCGGCAGGTACTCCGGGTCGAACCAGACCCCGCCCGAGGCCATGACCTCCTGGCCGGCCGCGTTCTTCACGATCTTCGTGCCCGACTGGATCGCCGCCCGCCGAGGAGTCACCGCCGCCCCGAACTGCTCGCCAGCACCCGTCACGCCCAGGAACGGCTCGAACCGCACCAGCCCCCCGTGCGGCATCATCTGCTTCGGCATGCGCACCATGTCAGTACCCCGCCACCCGGAACCGCACCAGCTCGCTGGAGCGCAGCGTGTCCGCCACGTCCGGCGAGAGCCGCGCCCGCTGCCGATCATCCGGCGACGGCTTCGCCGAGTTCCCGCCCGGCAGCGACACGTCACCGATCGAGCCGCCTGAGCCGCCGACCGTCGCGCCCGTCGCATCCCCGGTCTCGTCCCAGAACACCAGCTGCTCCGCCGAGAGGTCGCGCAGCAGCTCCCGCAGCGCCTCGTCCGTCGGGTAGCCGTCCGCATCGACCGGGTACACCGCCGAGAGCAGAACCCGGTCGATCAGCCGCGCCGCACGCCGCAGATCATGCGCCGCCGCCGCCTCATCCGTCAGCGGCAGCCCCGAGAGCGCCCGAGCCTCCGCGACCGTCGCGTACACCCGCGCCATGATCAGGACTCCTCGTCCGCCGACGGCACGTCCTCGACCGGCGCGGCCACACCGATCCCGGCCGGCTCCGGCAGCACGACCTCGACCGGCTCCACCGTCGGCTCCTCCTCGGGGATGAACTGCGCGCCAAGGTCGAGCAGCCGCCGCGTCGCGTTCGGCCCGACACGGGCACCCCGCGCCACCCCGTCCACGAACAGCACGCCCGCGATCCTCCGCTCACCACGCTGCACACCCGGCAGCTCGATCCTCGTCGCCATGTCCTCGTCCTCTCGCTCGCCGTGCGCTCCGCACAGCCCCTACGCCCGGCCTTGGTAGGCCGGTACACCCTCAGCGGCCTCCTGGGCCGCCCTCGCCGCCGCCAGCGCCCGATCCGCGCGCTCCTGCGCCTCCCAGGCCCGGGACTCCTCCCACCCCAGCCGCTCCCACCGGGCCATATGCGCGAACTTCCGCTCCCCGCCACGCACCACCCGCCCGGTCAGCTTGTGCCGCCACAGCACCTGCGGAGCCGCCGAGCGTGCCGCGCGCTCGCCCACCGGCTGCTCGAACCGCGACGGGCTCGCGAAGATGTCGCGCAGCACCCGCCCCGCAACACCATGCTGGAACACCGCATCCGACGTCGAGCACCAGCCCGACGCCGACCCCACCCAGCCCTCCACGTCGTTCACCTTCGGGTCGGCGATCTCGCGCCCCTCCAGGCCGGCCAGCGTCCCGTAGATTGTGCGCTTGTGGACGACCGGCGCCCGGACGTGCTCGATACCCCAGAGCAGCGACTCGCGCAGCAGCTTCCGGTTCAGCACGATCGGGACGTGCGCCTCCCACGACAACGGCTCCCCGAACCCCGCCTCGAGGAGCGCCGAGCGTGTCGCGTCCATGCCCCGGACGTAGTGCGACTCGGTGTCGAGCCGCGCCCGGTAGTCGGCCAGCACCGACGCGACCGTGCCCCGATGCATCGGCTCCGGCCCCGCCGCCGGCACCGGCCGCAGCGCGAAGAAGTCATCGTTCCAGTACTGGAAGTCCTCGGACAGGTCGGGGTGCTCCGCGATCGCCAGCAGGTTCCGCGTCGTCGCCTCGTACTTCGACTTCGACTGCGGCAGCCGCATCCGCTCCACCCCGCGCAGCCACTCCGGGCCGCCCCCAACGATCCAGACGCGATCATGCGGCACGAACCTCTCCACCGAGCGGAGAGCGTGCCGCAGCTCCTCGTTCGCCCCCTCCCTGACCACGAACACGATATCCATGCCGGTGTGCCTCCTCAGCGTGTCGATCGACCAGATACGGGGAAGCCCCGCCGACGGCTACGGGAGCGAGCCGAGCCGCCGGCGGGGCCGCCGATCAGGACTCCTCGTCGGCGCCCTTGATCAGCACCGCGCGGTTCGCGTCGAGGGTCTTGACCCCCCAGAGCAGGTCCACCGAGAAGATGGTCTGCTTCGCCCGCTGCTCGTAGTCCCAGGTCACCCGCAGCGAGAGGCCGCGGAAGTCCTGCACCGAGCCGGTCGCACCCGGAGCGAGCTCCTGGGGCGCCGAGGCGAACGCGAAGGCGGTCGGGTGGAAGGCCACGCCGACCTCGGTCAGGCTGTCGCCCGGCTCCGGGATGGAACCCGCGGCCGGACCCTTGATGTTCTGGGTCCAGTACGGGCGGAAGCCGAACAGCGCGGCACCGAGCGACGCCTGGCGCAGAGCCAGGGTGTCACCGGCGGCACCGGCGTTGACCAGGGTATCGGTCGCGAGCCAGTCGGCCTGGCCCTGGGTGCCAACGACCGCGTTGCGACCCGCCTGGGGCACCGCGTAGTCGTTCAGCACCTTGCCCGCGTCGATCAGCACCTTCGGATCGTTGTAGGTGTGCGCGCTCGGCGGGGTGCCATTCGGACCCTGGCCGACCTCGTTAGTGATGTCGTCGCACAGGCTCAGGATCGACAGGTCGACGGCGAGAGCCATCGCCTCCATAGCGGGGTTGATGACCCGCTCCTGAAGCTGATCGACCTCCAGCGCGAACTGCTCGGCCGTGATCGCGAACGACACGTCCCAGAACTGGTCGAGCACCACCGGCACGGTGGTCTCGGTGATGTCCTGGATCTCGATGCCCGAGGCGCGGTTGAACGGCTTGGCCTCGAACACCGCCGGCTTGCGCACGTTCACGGTATCGCCGACCTTGGCCCGCGCGAAGTCGCTCTCGACATCGCGGTAGACCAGGGGCAGCATGACAGACTGGTTGATCAGGGACGCGAGCGCGCGCTGCGCGATCACGTCCGGGGTAGCGAATGCGTTCGCCATGACTGGTTCTTCCTCTCAGAATTGCCGCACGTCGCGGATCAGAGCAGCACACCCGGGGTGCGCGGCTCCTCGCCGTTCAGCTTGGCCAATACGGACTGGATGGTCTCGGCTCCGGCGGGACGCGAATCGCCGACGGGGACCCCATGGCCCGGACTGGTCACGACCGGGGCGGGCTCCTGGCCCGACCCGTACCTGCCCGGGTTCGCTGCGACCTCGGCGCGCACGATCGCATCCACCTGGGTGGCGAAATCGGCGGCCGCGGGGTCGAGCACCGCGACCTTCTCCTGGAAGGCACGGCTGTCGATGATGTAGTCGGGGTTCACGCCCGGCAGGGCCGCCGCGGTGCGGAACACCTGCAGGTCAACCTTCGCGGTACGGGCGGACGCGGAAGCCGCGTCGAGGGCGGCCGCCGGAGCGGTGCCCTCGGGAATCTGGTAGCCGACCGATGCGGCGAACTGCTCCACCGCGAGACGCGCGGCCTCGGCGCGGGCCTGCTCGGCGGCGGCCTGCGCAGCCTGCTCGGCGCTGGTGCGGTAGCGGGCAGCCTCGGCGCGCAGCCGGCGGATCTCGGTCTGCGTCGCGGCCGGCAGCTGATCGAAGCCCTCGATGGTCTCGCCCTCGGGCGCAGCCGGGGCGGCGGGCGCCGCCGGAGCTGCCGGGGGAGTCGGCACCGGGGCCACCGGCGCAGCTGCGGGCGGGGTCGGCACGGGCGCAGCGGGCACCGCAGGAGCGGCGGGCGCGGCGGGAGCCGCCTCGACCGGGGCAGCAGCACCCGGGAGCGGCACAGTCGGAGGGGCCGCGACCTGCACCTGAGCAGGCGGCAGCGGAGTGCCGGCGGGCGCGGCAGGAGCCGACGCAGCGGCGGGTGCCGGAGTGGCCGGCGCAGCGGGAGCAGTGGACATGGTGGCGACCTCCTGGGCCTGGTTCGTTTCTCCTGGAAAAGGCGATGCCCCCACCCAGAATCCCGGGCAGGGGCGATCACAGTTCCGAGTATAGCGGGGCGCGGATAATACACCCCGGAAGCGCGCTAGCCCGTCGCCCAACCCGCCTGCTCCCGGTCGTACCGGCGCTTCTGCCCCGACGCGGCCACCAACTCACGCAGGCGCGCCTCGGTGTCGCGGATACGCCGCCGCAACCGGGCCGCCTCCATGTCGTCGCCCTGCGCCAGCGCGAGCTCCCGACGCAGCCCCAGCGCACGCTTCCGCCGCTCCAGCGCCCGCTGCTGCTCCCGCATCCGCTCCGCCGTCGGATCGTAGCCCTGCGCCGCCACCGGCACCGCGAAGCCCGGGACATATGCCGCGATCGTGCAGGCGCAGTTCGGGTGCCCCCAGCCGGCCGCTCGCGCATCCTGGAGCGACCCGTCGACCGTGATCGTCATGGGCGACCCGTCCGGCCCCTCCACGATGCGCGGCCCCGTCGCGCCCGCCCCGATCGTCAGCACCTTCCCCGACCACGGCCCACACACCGAGCACGCATCGGCGTTCGTCAGGATCGACACCAGCCCCACGCCGGCCTCCTGCATCCGCGCCGTGCTCGCCTCGGTGTACGCCCGCGCCGAGGCCGTCCGCACCGCCATCTCGGTGTACGCCCCGATCGTCCACTGCCGGCCCCGCCGATCCGTGAAACCCGTCACACCCCGCTCGAGGAAGTCCGCGAGGGCCGCGCGCCGCGCCTCGTCCGTCGATGCCAGCCCGATCGTGCGCAACGTCGCCGCCGGGGCCACGACCTGCTGGTAGACGTCGATCGCGTCCTCAGTCCAGCGCAGCACGCGCCGCGTCACGTCATCGAACTTCGACCACAGGTCGCCCGCGATGATCGCCGCCGTCTGTGCCATGCTCGGCGACATGACCGAGCGTCCCAGGCCACCGCCGAGGCCCAGACCCGCGACAGCCTGCGCCGTGCCCGCCCGGCCCGCCGCCGTGATCAGCGCGGCCGCAGCTTCCCGGGACATGCCGATCATGAGACGCCGAACATCGGCCTCGAGCGCGGCCAGCACCCGCGCGCGCTCCGCCTCCGAGTCCACCCCGGCCAGCCCCCGAGTGATGCGCCGCCACGTCCGCGCCACCAGCAACTGCTCAGCCCTGGCCAGACCATCGAGCACCGAGCGCGCCCACCGATCCGTCAGCTCCACCAGGTCAGGAGCCGCGACCCGCCACGGGCCAGCCACCGGCTACTCCCCCCGGCGCGTGCGAGTCCGCCGGCGCGGCGCGGGCGCAGCCTCGTCCTGGCCCGCGAGCTCGGCCGGTGGGCGCCGCGACCCAGGAGCCGACGCAGCCTGCTCCGCCTCCTCCAGCTCCCGCTCGGACGCTGCGTTCATCTGCTCGACCAGCTCCACGAAGTCGCCCCGGAACTCCGCCGGGTCCTCGGCCGCGCCGCCGCCCTGCTCCTGGAGGATGCGCTCGACCTCCTCGTTCACAGTGCCGCCGTCCCACTCGGGGTGCAGCATCCGCACCAGCGTCATGGTCGACGCCGCCTTCGCGCCCCGCAGCATCGTCGCGATCCGCGCCGCGACCTCCATGTCCTGCTGCGCCTGCGCCGGGAACCGCACCTCCACCGGCTCCACGAACCGCGCGAGCTGCACCGACCCCTCCGGCCCGTCACCGTAGACCGCGACCTGCAGCTCCACCCAGGTGCGCACCAGCCGAGTCAGCGCCTCGCGCCAGTAGTTCGCCTTCTTGTCTCGGGTGCGCTCCGACTGCTTCTCGTCCGCCGCGACCTCTGTTGCCGTCCGCATCGAGCGCGCCCCGGCCTCGCCGAGGGTGCCCGGCGACCACCCGGCCGAGCGCAGCGCCCACCGCGTCCACTCCGCGATCGAGCGCTCGTGCACCTCCGCGCGGATCTCGAACTGCCGCAGCTGGAACGTGTTCGCCGGGTCGTTCGACAGCATCTTCACGCCGTCGTAGACATCACGCTCCGAGTCCCACGCCGACCCCCGGCCCGCGCCGAGGTTGTCCAGGTACTCCTCGGGTACGATGATGCGGCCCTTGCCCAGTCGGATATCGCGCAGCCAGGAACTGAACGCCTCATCGATCGCGTCGAACGCCTGCTCGATGCCGGCGAAGTCGGAGCGGCCGAAGTCGCGCAGCATCGGGTCGCGGCGGAACTCCCGGTTCGGGCGCATGTTCGGCGCGTACTCCGCCGTCAGCCCCGTCAGGCCCGGAATGCGCAGCACCGCCGCCTGGTCGTCCTCCTCCCAGCGGATCGCGCCCCGAGTCGCACCCTGCGCTCGCTGACGGCCGTCGGTGATCGCCCGCGCCAGCCACTCGGTCGCCGGTTGCCGATCGAGCGGGACGCGCACACCCAGCCGGTCCTCGGTGCCGAGGTAGAGCGCGTGCGCGATCATGCCCGGCTCGTGCCGCTCCAGCCACCGCCAGACCGCGCCCTTCTTCTCACGCTCGACCACCTGCCAGAACGTGACCGCGACCAGGCGGCCGTGGCGGAACTCCGGCACCGCCGCATCCGCATCGACGGCCTCGACCTCGACGTGATCGAGCGCCACCGTGTCCACGACCAGCCGCAGATACGCGCCACCGAGCGCGGCCGCGAGTTCACCGGCCTCCAGCAGGACGGTGTGCGTCGCCGGCGTGTTCACCACGCGCTCCAGCAGCTGCTGCTCGGCGGTCTCCTTCACGCGCTTCGGACGCTCGCCGGCATCCAGCGCCTGCCGCTCGGCCTCGACATCGGCGACCTCCGACGCATCCGGGATCACGATGCGGGGAGCCTCCGAGAACAGCTGATCGGCCGAGGCCGTCGCGATGTCCGACGGCAGCGGCAGGTGCAGGCGCGCCATGCTCCGCTTCGACCGATCCACCGGGCGACCCCACCACATTCGCGAGGCCCAGCCGACGATTCCTCCCGCATACTGCGATTGGCGGGCCACCATCTGCGGCGACCCGTCACTGTAGACCCCGGACAACAGCTCGGGGGTGCCGATGTAGAGCGCGTCGTGCTCCTGCATCCGCAGCAGTGCCGGCCCCATCCACTTCGGCGGCCACGCCCGCCCCGCAGCATCCTCGCCGGGCAGTCCCGTGAGCGGCGCTTCCTGATCCATGCCCCGTGTCCTCTCGTCTATCCCCGATTGTAGGCGGTGCGGGCGCGCAGAGCTCGGCTCCGCGCCGTGCAGCCCGGGGACCCGAAACCCCGCTGCCGCGCATCATGGCCGGTCTTGGCCCTGGAGGCACCCAGGGGTGAACGCGCCCGCACCAGCATCACCGGGTCACGCAGCCTTCGCCGCTGCCCGAGTCTGCGGGCCGACGATGCCGTCGACCCCGATCTTCCGCGCCCGCTGGAACGCGCGCGTGGCCTTGTCCGTCGCCGGCCCGAACTTGCCGTCGAGCACCAGGCGATCGCCCTTCACGATCCCGACGGTGCGCGCCCAGTTCAGGAACTCCTGCCAGCGCCGCACCTGCGTCCCCGAAGAACCCTGCCGCAGCGTCGCCGTCGGCAGCTTCGGCTTCTTCGGCCGAGCCGGAGCCGTCGGAGTCGTGCCGCCACCCGTGCCCGCCTCGGCAGCGACCCGAGCATCCACGGCCTTCACCACCGCCGCCCGAGTCACCGGCCCGAACACCCCGTCGACGCTCACCCCGAGGAAGCCCTGCAGGCGCCGCAGCTGCGCCTCGGTCGCCGCACCGAACCGACCATCGACCAGCAGCGCCCCGCCGCCGTACCAGCCCCAGAGCCGGCCGACGTTCAGCAGCGCCTGGAGCTGTGCCGCCCGATCCGAGTACGCGCTCGAGCGCTTCGCCGTCGCCGCCGGCACCCTGGGGATCATCCGCCCCGAGCTGTCCGTGATCGCCGCCGGGATACGCCGGGTGAAGTGCCAGGACTCGTTCGCCACGTCCCGGACGAAGCCGTAGAGGCCGGCGAGCGCGTCGAGCGCCGACAGGTAGCGGGTGTCGCTGCCCGTGCGGTTCACGTCCACCGACTTACCCAGCCCATGATTCGAGTACCCCGGCGCGGCCGCGAGCTTGTTCTTCCCGCCGTTCCACAGCGCCGCCTGCTCCGCGTAGGTGCGATACGCCGAGTTCACCGTGAGCGCCCGCCCGGTCGCCTTCTTCACTGCCGCGGTCAGCAGCTTGAACTGCGCCGCGCTCGCGTGCTCCAGCCGCTTCCCGCCACCGATCGAGGTCAGGGCCGAGGCCGGCAGTCGTCCGTTCGTGCTCATGGTGTGCTTCCCTTCATCGAGTGAGATCCACCGCATCGTGCGCCAAACCATAGCTGGCGACCCGCATCTGCCCGTCGGGCACGATCACCGCCGCGGCCCCCGCCCACCGATCGTTCGACTCGATCAGGCGCGAGGAGTACGCGACCGACACCAGCCAGGCTAGCGGTGTCTCGTCCCCATCGAACGCTTCCCCGTCCTCGGCGGCGAGTCGCAGCTGCGCCCGCAGCGCCCGCTGCACCGCCCGGCCCAGCTCGGCGCGGGCCTCATCGAACTCTACCTCCGCCGGCGAACGCTCACCGAGGCGGGACAGGTCGAAGCCGTCGTCGCTCATCGAGCACCCCCGAGAATCAGCCCCGCGACCATGATGCCCTCCGCAACCTCGACCCGGCGCACGTCCGAAGTCCGATCCGCCCGCGCCTCCCCCAGCATCTCCTCAGCCCACGTCATGCGGCCTCCTTCGTGATCAGCGACTCCGGCCAGTCGAGCTGCGGCCGCCAGAACTGCTCGGTCGTGAGCACCGCGTACCGGCCAGCATCCAGCGAGTGGTCAGCGACCTTCACCGGCTCCTCCCGGCCGCGCTCGACCTTCTTCTCGTCCCAGGCGTACCCCGGAGCCTCCTGGATGAACCCCGGGCAGCGGTCGGTGACGATCAGCCGCTCATGCGCGAGCAGCGACCCCATCAGGGACAGGCCGCGCTGCACCCCGTTGTCGGCCTTCCACACGTTCACGCCGTCGCGCACCAGCTGCTCCCGGAAGCCGGCCGCCGCCGGGTCGAGCACCACGAACCTGGGGCGCATGCCGTTCGCGTGGTGCCCCTCGGGGAAGTGCGGCCCGTTCAGCCAGGCCCGGAACTGCGCCGAGAGCTCGCCGTCTGTGAGCTGCCGCTGCTGCTTCCGCGAGTCGTGCCTGAACTCGTCCACCAGGATCAGCCGGTGCCGCAGCACCCCGTCGATCCACTCGCGGGTCAGGCCCAGGAGCAGCGCCGCCGAGGCGTTCACCGCACCCCAGTCCATGCCGACGGCGAGGAGCGTGCGGATCGGGGGCACCGTCGCCCACGGGATCACATGCCGGGTCGGGTCCCACATGCCGAACACCGCACCCGACGCGGCCACCCAGCGGCCGAGAATGTACCGGTCGTACCAGAGGCCCGAGTGCTCGGCCTTGATCGACGCGATGTAGCCCGGATCGAGCGCGTGGTTGTCCTCCAGCACGAAGTGGAACACCCGCCACTCCGCGAGCTGCCCCGCCGCGTAGGGGTTCAGGTAGTCCACCTTCAGCCAGTGCGCCGGGCTGTCCGGGTTCGTCGTGGCGAACATGCGCGCGCCGGCCACGCTCATGCGGCCCAGCAGCTGCTTGAAGAACGCCGCTGGCAGCACCGTGACCTCATCGACGTAGCAGCCGGCGACGGTCATGCCCCTGATCTTCGCCTCGGCCTGCGCATCGTTCGCGCCGAGGACGTGGACGACCCGCCCCAGGATCGTCGCAGTCGGCGCCCCGTTGCGGTACTTCACGATCGCCGCCAGCCAGGCCAGCGACGGCTCCGACGCGATCGGGGCGAACACGTTGCGGAACAGCGAGTCCCGGGTGCGCCCGACCATGACCAGCTCACCCCCGGGCGGCGTGTCCAGCAGCGTGGCGATGAACGCGATCCACGCGAGGAGCGAAACGTAGGTCTTGCCCGACCTGATCGAGCCCGTCCACAAGTTCACGCGCCCCAGCGCCGCCCCGAGGCTCCGCAGCTGCTTCGGGGACAGCCGCTGCTGCTCCAGCGAGAGCGTCACCCCTGCCCCGCCTCCCCGACCTCAGCCGCCGCCTTTGCCGCGCGCCGCGCACGCCGAGCAGCACGCGCCGCCCGCGCCCGCTCCTCCGCCTCCGCATCCTCCACCGCCGGCCCCGGCTGCACCCCGATACCCTCAGCCGCCTCCCGCCGCAACTGATCCGCATCGACCTGCTGCGCATACTCCACCGACGCCGCCACCAGCGCCCCCAGCGATGCCGCCACCGCCGACATGTCCGGCCCCTTCGCCCGGAGATCCGCAATCCCCGTGTACTCCGCCCGCTGCTTCTTCACCCGCAACACCCGGTCGATCGCCCGGAGCCGCACACCCGGAGACGGCCGCTTCCCCGACGCCGACACGTCCAGCAGCACCGACAACGCCTCCCGCTCGATCACGTCCAACGACTCCAGCTCCTGCCGCAGCAGCGCCTCCGCCGGCTCCTTCGTGATCTCCTTCATCGCACGCTCGCACGCCTTGAACGCCGCCGAGGTCGTCCGATAGCCGAGCTCCCGCGCAATGTCCGCGTACTTCCACCGCAGCGACCGCAGATGCAACGCCTGCGCCGCGCGCTCTCTCGCGCTCATTTGCGCGGCGGTCGTTGCGCGGTCTCCGCCGAGGTCGCGTTCGTTGTGCGCGTTTGCCTGGGCCATTCTGTCGGACCTCCCGAGGTCGTCGCCCCTCCGGGGGGCTTCCGGCGCTCCTGGCGCTGGTGTGCGGGGGTGGATGCGTGCGACCCCCGGAGCTGGCCGCTGGTGTGCGGTGCTCTGGGGGTCGCGGGTGTTCGGGGTCTATGTTACCGGCGGGGGTTGCATTGGCAGGGGGTGGCGGGGCCGTGGATGTTTTGCCAGGAGGCGCAGAGTTCGGTGTGGTCGGGTTGTTGGTATTCCTCGGTCATGCGGGCACTCTAGCGGTCGGGTGTCCATTGGTGGGCGTTCTCGAACCAGTCGGCCCAGGTGGTGGTGCCGTCACCTTGACCTTCATGCGTCTGTCCTCCCTGCTACGGGGTCCTCGTCGCGGAGCCGGTAGCCGAGGCGCTGCCCGAGGCGGTCGAGGTCGATGTCGCGCAGGCTCCGATGCGGTCGGCCCGCCTGCGCCATGATCCGCACCTGCCACGGCTGGATGCCGGCGGCGACCAGCTCGGCGAGGGCGTCGATCATCGCGGGGTCGATGGTCACGGCCAGGAGTCGGTTCACGGCGTCAGTGCGCTCATGCGCCTCGACCACCGCAGTGCTGACACCGAATTCGTCCTGCCACCATGCCTCGCCTGCGCGGTGCGGTCGGTTGCGGTGCCCGGCACGGTAGATGCAGCGCGGGACCTCACGGCCCGAGTTCAGCCGCCACTGTGGGTGCTGGTCGCAACGGTCGCCGGGTCCCCGCGGGTACTCAGGCGGCAGGGCGTTCTGCGCCTCGAACCGCTGGCGCTCCTCGAACGCCGCTCGGCGACGGATCAGCGCTGTGACCTCCACCCGGAGTCGGCGCGCTGCGCTGGCCGTGCGGATCGGTGCCCGGGCGCTCATGCGATCGCCTTCGCGCAGCTGCGGTGGTGCTGCGGGATCGTGTCGTCGTCCACGCCGAGGAGGCCAGCGCGGGCACACTTGCCGCATATCCAGCCCTCCGGGTCGGACGCGATCGACGGGGTGACGTCGGTCGGGGTCTGCCCCTCGGTGCCGGTCGAGCCGAGCGAGTGGAACTCGGCGCGGCGGCGCAGACGTCGGGAGCCGGCGCGGAGTGCCCGCGAGAGCATGCGCACGGCGGCCTCGAGCGGAATGTCGGCGCGCTCGGACAGCTCGTGGGCGGTGTCGATGAAGCGGTGCCGGATGCGCAGGTGCTTCACCAGGCGCCGCTCGGCTGCTGCCGGTGACCATCCGCGCCCGCAGCGCATCGCCCAGGCGCGGCCGTCGCTGCCGCTGTCGAGTTCGGCCAGGTAGCCGTTGAACTCGTTGCGGAATGCCCGCCAGTCGCGGCGATCCCGCAGATGCCCGAGGATGCCCCGGACGCTCCGGTAGAACG